ATACGACGTGTCTGCGGTTTTTCTTTTTCGCTTACATTGTGTCTGGTTCTTCCGGCCACTCAATATCAGGTGCAGTTGATGTATCAACACGGTTCAGCAACACCCGATACTTCTTTCAGGCTTCCAGCAACGAGTTTTCTTCCTCCGTTGCGATCTCCAGATCTACAGCATCCTGAAGTGGCGCAATATGCTCACTGAATCCCTGGATGTAGAACTGTGTGGTGACGGTCTTCCAGCCATTCGGCTCCTGCTGTATCGAAGCATACCAGGCTATTTCAATATCGCTATGCTGCGGCAGCATTTAACCCCTTGTAATTCATCGCCATAATTGATTTAATTCACAAATAAAACTATAATATGGTGAAATTAATGAAAAAAAACACAGATGATGGGGCTAAAATTTACACACCACTTACCCTAAAGCTTTATGACTGGTGGGTTTTGGGAGTATCAAATCGGCTTGCATGGGGATGTCCTACAAAGGAACACCTTCTTCCACACTTTCTGGAACATTTAGGTAACAACCATCTGGATATTGGTGTTGGAACTGGGTTTTACCTTACTCACGTACCTGAGAGTAGTCTGATATCTTTAATGGATTTGAACGAAGCTAGCCTGAACGCGGCATCTACAAGGGCTGGGGAATCAAAAATTAAACATAAAATTAGCCATGATGTTTTTGAACCTTATCCTGCGGCGTTACATGGTCAATTTGATTCCATTTCCATGTTTTACCTTCTTCACTGCCTGCCTGGAAATATATCTACAAAAAGCTGTGTAATACGCAATGCGGCGCAGGCCTTAACTGATGATGGAACTCTATACGGAGCCACAATTCTTGGCGATGGAGTTGTGCACAATAGCTTCGGCCAAAAACTGATGCGCATTTACAATCAGAAAGGCATCTTTTCAAACACAAAAGATTCCGAAGAAGGCTTAACACATATACTCTCAGAGCATTTCGAGAATGTTAAAACCAAGGTTCAAGGTACTGTAGTAATGTTTTCCGCTTCAGGGAAAAAATAGCATCCAACCGCAGCACGTTCTTGCTTAAGACGTGCTACGGTTTCCTTTACGATTTGGGGTTGCGACTTTACCTCTATTGATAATGCATTCCGGCAGAACGTTCAAATATGAACGTACGATATTTAACTAACCGAAAAACAAAATATAGCACAGGCGAGACATTTACCATCTAAGAAAATAGTATCGTTTTTTTACAGTTAAATCAACATCACTTCCTTAAAATGAAAACAATAAATTTCAATCCTGAAACATTTTATTTCAGCTTATTATTCCCCAGTATCACATTTTATCAGGATATCCTTCTGCGAGGTTATTATGTCTTCCTGTAAATAACTCCCCCCCTATCCACTGGAAACGTCTCTTTTTACAGAACTACATCAATCGACAATGTTCACAATAATTATCTCTCCGAATGGGTTGAATGGACTAAAAACAGCATTTCCGGAGAAAACAGGGAAACTGCTTTTACCCGGCTCCAATTATGTCTGGAGAACAGTGAAACATCGTTGGACTTATCTTGTTTAGGTCTCAGATCTCTACCACGATTGCCTGACTAATCTTGATTGAAATTAATGTAAGCAATAACCAACTATCAATGCTCCCCGAGCTACCAAGGGCATTGAAGAGCTGAATGCAAGCAGTAATCAATTATCTGCACTTCCTGAATTACCAGTGTCGCTGGAATATATAAATGTGAGTGATAACCATTTGTTCGCACTTCCTGAATTACCTGCGTCACTAGAATATATTAATGTAAGTGACAATCACCTGTCTGTACTTCCGAGGTTACCAATGTCATTGGAATTACTTGATGCAGCCAGAAATGCTTTGGAAGTAATACCAGAGTTTCCAGAAAGAGATGATCATATTATAAGAATATTCTGGCTTAATCAGAACCGGATCACGGCAATTCCGGAAAGCATACTTGGCCTCAGTTCTGATAGCGTTGTCAATCTTAGAGAAAATCAACTATCTCCCAGAATAATGCAAACTTTGTTACAACAAACCGCCCAACCGGACTACCACGGCCCACGGATTTACTTCTCCATGAGTGACGGACAACAGAATACACTCCATCGCCCCCTGGCTGATGCCGTGACAGCATGGTTCCCGGAAAACAAACAATCTGATGTATCACAGATATGGCATGCTTTTGAACATGAAGAGCACGCCAACACCTTTTCCGCGTTCCTTGACCGCCTTTCCGATACCGTCTCTGCACGCAATACCTCCGGATTCCGTGAACAGGTCGCTGCATGGCTGGAAAAACTCAGTGCCTCTGCGGAGCTTCGACAGCAGTCTTTCGCTGTTGCTGCTGATGCCACTGAAAGCTGTGAGGACCGTGTCGCGCTCACATGGAACAATCTCCGGAAAACCCTCCTGGTCCATCAGGCATCAGAAGGCCTTTTCGATAATGATACCGGCGCTCTGCTCTCCCTGGGCAGGGAAATGTTCCGCCTCGAAATTCTGGAGGATATTGCCCGGGATAAAGTCAGAACTCTCCATTTTGTGGATGAGATAGAAGTCTACCTGGCCTTCCAGACCATGCTCGCAGAGAAACTTCAGCTCTCCACTGCCGTGAAGGAAATGCGTTTCTATGGCGTGTCGGGAGTGACAGCAAATGACCTCCGCACTGCCGAAGCCATGGTCAGAAGCCGTGAAGAGAATGAATTTACGGACTGGTTCTCCCTCTGGGGACCATGGCATGCTGTACTGAAGCGTACGGAAGCTGACCGCTGGGCGCTGGCAGAAGAGCAGAAATATGAGATGCTGGAGAATGAGTACCCTCAGAGGGTGGCTGACCGGCTGAAAGCATCAGGTCTGAGCGGTGATGCGGATGCGGAGAGGGAAGCCGGTGCACAGGTGATGCGTGAGACTGAACAGCAGATTTACCGTCAGCTGACTGACGAGGTACTGGCCCTGCGATTGTCTGAAAACGGCTCACAACTGCACCATTCATAATCACATCGCATAAACCACAGACCGGACTGACTCCGGAAAAACGGAGGCCCGCCCCCGGGCCTCCCCTGATTCATCCGTTTCCCTGTTCAGCCTGACAGCACGCCCCGGCTGCCGGATGACAGACTCCGCTTCGGTAAGCAAAGCGGTCTTCTGTGATTCCGCCAGTTGCGGCTTATTCATTACTCAACGTCAAACGCCCGAATTGAAGCCAAATCATCCAGACTGCTCAGCTCCTCTTTCATTTCACGCTGACGGCGATAAATCTCATCGTTGCGATCGACCTGCGCCTGCACCATTGCTGCCGCCAGTTCTTCCAGTTCCGGCATCGACAGTTTCACCTGCTGATTATCCGCATCACTCCACACCATATGTGTTTGTGCCGCGACAGATTTTGCCAGCATGACCACCGGGGACAGGCGGGCCACTGACGAGGAGTCAGCGTTCCACGTGCGACCGTTCCATTCAAACGTGAACGGCTTCGCCTCCTGTTCTGTGCGCCATGCTTCAATTTCCTGACGTCTGGCCTCTCTGGCCGCTTCCAGCATTTCTGGTGTCACAGTGAATGGGGCTATCTCACCCCATTTGCCACTTTGCAGTTCCTGCCAGATTTGCTGACCCGTCGGTGCGACATCATCAGCGGTGGCTGTGTAGGGGACTGCCTGGTCCCTGTCGTCAAAAAAAACGTCACAGTCTACTGCGCCACTTTCGGTATAACGGGGATTAATGATTTTTTTAATTTCCACGGTGCATTCCTCACGATGTGCGAATAAAAAGCCCGGGCATTGCGCCAGAGACATGTGCATCCGGCACCCCGGACAGGGCGCAATATGACCCCGGTAATGAATGCTCTGAACATCCCGTAATGAAAAATTGTGGGGATGCTATATACGTTCCGGTGGGAGTACTGGGCACTGAAATCCCCACCGGTCCCAGTCGTGAGCCTCTGTATGACTGCCCCTGACAAGTCTGATGACTTTATCACCGTCAGCTTCTCCCTGGTACGCAGCAATAATCAGCCCGCCAATGTCAGGGTCTCCCCATCTGTTGCGGACAGAGCTCGCCACGATTCTGTAGGTAATGACTCCAACTTACTGATAGTGTTTTATGTTCAGATAATGCCCGATGACCTTGTCATGCAGCTCCACCGATTTTGAGAACGACAGTGACTTCCGTCCCAGCCTTGCCAGATGTTGTCTCAGATTCAGATTATGTCGCTCAATGCGCTGAGTGTAACGCTTGCTGATAACGTGCAGCTTTCCCTTCAGGCGTGATTCATACAGCGGCCAGCCATCCGTCATCCATACCACGACCTCAAAGGCCGACAGCAGGCTCAGAAGACGCTCCAGTGTGGCCAGAGTGCGTTCACCGAAGACGTGCGCCACAACCGTCCTCCGTATCCTGTCATACGCGTAAAACAGCCAGCGCTGACGTGATTTAGCACCGACGTAGCCCCAATGTTCGTCCATTTCAGCGCAGACAATCACATCACTGCCCGGTTGTATGCGCGAGGTTACCGACTGCGGCCTGAGTTTTTTAAGTGACGTAAAACCGTGTTGAGGCCAACGCCCATAATGCGTGCACTGGCGCGACATCCGACGCCATTCATGGCCATATCAATGATTTTCTGGTGCGTACCGGGCTGAGAGGCGGTGTAAGTGAACTGTAGTTGCCATGTTTTACGGCAATGAGAGCAGAGATAGCGCTGATGTCCGGCAGTGCTTTTGCCGTTACGCACCACGCCTTCAGTAGCGGAGCAGGAAGGACATCTGATGGAAATGGAAGCCACGCAAGCACCTTAAAATCACCATCATACACTAAATCAGTAAGTTGGCAGCATTACCCACAAAACAAACTCCATTGTTAGCATGTTACGCGATAATTTTGCCTCATCTTTCACCACAAAAAAAGAACTCACCTTTTAAATGGAGAATACCCAACATCATGGGTGATTTTCATAAAGGGATCGCCTGTTTTCGGCAAATCGATAACGCGCATTCCAGGCGGCGCGTTGTCAAACGTCACCTTAAGTTCGCTGCGGGTTGCCGGTGAAGATGCAAGGCTTAACAGCTGATTCCTTTCCAGTGATACATTCGGGGTGTAGCGTTTATCGGGAGATAAATACCCATCACCACGTGGCATCTGCCATCCGGTCATGTCATAGACAAAATCATGGAACTGTTTGCCCCACTCGTCGAACTTATCATTCAGACCAAATCCACTGTTCAGTGCATCAGCCACAAAATTTTTAACAAGCCAGGGATGTTCTTTTTCAAACTCCTGCGCCATCATGCCCAGTTCAAGCAATCCACCAATCAGACTGATCTTTCCGAGGCCCTTTAATTTCAGCCCTGTTTTTCCTGCCGCCGTTGTCCATTGATTCTGGGCGACTGTTGCCGCACGAATACTTGCCACCGCCTTCACACCAATATACAGGGCAGAAACCGTTGCTATTGTTTTTACTGCCTGTTCCCATCCCCCCATTGCTCTGACAACCTGATCAACCTCCTGCCAGACTTTTTTCACAACCGGACCGACCGTTTCCCAGTTATCAATTATGAGATATGCACCACCGACGAGAAGCGCAATTAATCCCTTTGCCGGCGTCATATTCATCACGCTACCCATGATTTTTGTTATGCGTGTCAATGTGCCAATCGCCACGCCCATCGTCAGTAATGCCGCACCAGTTTTCGCGATGGTTTTTACGACCTCAGGATTTTCTCTGACAAACGTGCGCACTTCTTCCAGAAAAGGCTTCATCTCTTTTATGCCTTCATTGAGTGAAGGCAGGAAGGTTTCCCCCAGCGTGGAAGAAATCGCATTGATCTGGTTCTGCAGCAGCAACAACTGATTTTCTGTCGTCGCGGCACGGGCGGCATATTCTTTCTGCATTGAGCCGCCATACTGCTGCGCATCCGCCACACGATTAAAGTTGGTTCGCAACAAATCCAGATTCGTGAGCAGCGGCGCAATGGCCCCCAGGGATTCCTTCCCGAACAGCGCTTTCAGCACAGCAGCCTGTTTTTCTTTCGGCACTTTTGCCAGAGAATCCAGTACGTGCAGCATGGCCCCGCGGGCGTCTTTCTGCATATCCGCCGCCAGTTTTTTCGGGCTAATGCGCAACGAGCGGAGCACTTTTTTCTGCGATTTGGTGGCAGAATCCCTCGCTGTCAGCGACAACATAAAATTCTTTATCCCCGTCGCAGCAATTTCTGACTCCACCCCCATTCCGGCAATGGTTGCCCCCATTGCGGCAATCTCTCCGGAGGCCACACCCGCAACACTGCCTAAAGGGCCAATACGGGTCACAACATCAGAAATCTTTTTCGCACTTGCAGGACCGGTATTGCCAAGATAGTTAATCTTATCCGCAAGCCCTGCCACCTCTCCCTGTGTCAGTTTAAAGGCAGTGCGCCACTGCGCCATCATCTGACCGGATTCTTCTGCCGTGGCGTCAAAGGCCACGCCCATCTTCACGGCATCGTCAGTAAACTGCATCAGCTCGTCACGGGCGATACCAGCCTGACCACCCGCCGCCACAATTTCGGCGATACCTTCCGCCGACATGGGCAGTTCTGTTGACAGGTCGCGCACCTGCTCCGTCATTGCCTTAAACGCTTCCGGCGTATCCAGACCATCCACCACTTTCCGGACATCCGCCATTTTTGATTCAAGGGCAATGGCAGATTTGACCGGGAGCGCCAGCGCCCCCAGTACTGCGGTTCCGGCACCCGCTGCGCCCAGTGACAGGCTGGCAAACTCCTTTTTAAAACCTTTCAGCTGGCGCTGCATTCCCTTCAGCGGTGCCGATACCTTATCCACGGCAGTGATGATCGCCTTCAGCTGAAAACTGTCAGCCATGCTTCATCTCCTCGTTAATGCGGACGGCCTCGGCTTCCAGTTCTGTAAACTGCGAAACAGCCACCCGTCGCAGCTCCAGTGGATTCAGTTTCCAGAACCAGGCAACATTGTAGAGTCGTTTCCCGGAGGTGCTTCCCGTCTCCGACTGGGTAAAAAAACGCAGGATCTGCATGCTGGTCTTAAAAATATCCAGTTTTGCCATCTGCGCCGCCGATGAACGCGGGATCCCCGCCAGCAACGGGATATATTTCAGTGCCACCTGGCTGTCCAGTTTAATACTGCCTTCACCGGAAATAATGAAAGGAAAACCCAGCGCCTCGATTTCGTCATACGTGGGCTCGCGCAACTCCAGCACATGCAGCATTTCGTTATGCGCTGTCACCGGTTTTTTTAAAACTATTTCTGTAACGTTCATTGCCATTACTGATACCCTCCCTCTTCGCCGTGGAATTCAAGATCTGCCGTGCCTTCTTCGGCATTATGATTAGCCTCTCCGTGCAGCCATGCCGCCGAAAGCACATACACCATGCCGTTTGCCAGCTCAGCGGTAATCGTCATCTGGTCTGAGGTGGTAATTTTGTCGACCGGAAAGTTTTTGGGCACTTTAAACGTGCCCTTAACGTAAGGTGACCGCCAGGTCTCCTTGTAATCCACATCCCCTGCCATGCCGACGATGTCATCCCGGACATTGGTGTTCATCGGCACTTCAATGCCACCTGTCAGCGATAACTGCTGACCATCCACTTTAAAAAAACAGGTTCCGGCGATCTTTGCCATTATGCTGACTCCTCTGAATACTGAAGACGGAACTGGTTAACCACCGCAAAGACACGTAACTGATTAACATAATCCGGCGGGAACAGCGTATTCAGTCGGTTCGGGTTATCTGCATCACGCTCAACTATCAGATACTGTTTAAACAGATCGTAATTTTCCACAATACCGGCACGCTCCATCTGACGATATGTCGCCAGAAGTTCCCCTTTGATAACGGCAGGAGTGACAATCGCCTGCCCCGGACCAAAACGGGTACCATCATTTGCCAGCTTGTGACGTCCGTACTTGCTTGTGATGACCGATTTCAGTTTGCGAAGAACATGTGCACTGGTATGCAGAGTTTCACTGTCCAGATAGCTGTTGTCTGCCACGCCATACGCATTCTTTTTGTAGGTGGTTACGGAACGCTGGATCTGCAACGTGCCGCCTTCCACATAAGCCGTCGCCACGCCGTGAGATAAAAGGGTCTGCTGCTCTGTCATGATGAATCGCTTACCTTTCGGTGCCGGAAGCATCCCCACCAGCTCCCCCGTCTGTGTCGGACGGGCAGGATCATTCCGGATAAATACCGCTTCACGGGCAAGGCGACTGGCAACCAGTTCATCGACAGGCGACTGGGTTTCTTTTTCGTAACCGGCAAGCGTGATATGTTGCTGATTATGCATATCTCCGGCACCAACCAGCTCTGACAGCGTTCCCAGTTTTGCGGTATAGACATGCCCGTATAACTGGCGCGCATAACTCCAGCGACCGCTGCTGTCATTCATTTCGGTCATCATCATATTGATGGAGGCGGCATCGTTGAACGGCAGACCGATAAAGTCGAATGCCTCATCGCCCATAGCAGCAACAGCGGCGGTAAGATCAGGCGCTCCGCTACCGGCAGCACCGACTTCCGTCACCACCCGAAGCCCTGCTGGCAGAATCTCACCACCACCAGAACCATAATAATTCAGACAGACCGGTAACTCATTACCATACAGCCCCTTATGACGGGCAGTCAGCGTCACCACGCCTGCATCAGATGACGCCGTAAACGGCAGGGTGATAACCCCGTTTACCGCTTCCTTAATCGCGGTGGCAACCGCAGTGGCATCATCGCCATTCACCACAGGCACCTGTACACGGGAGCGCCCGACATACAGACTCAGGGTGCCGCTTTCCTCTGCTTCTCCGGCAACCGTCACCCTGACCGTCGCCGCCGCCCCTCTGGCTTCCGGTACTGCAATAACATACAGTTCACCGAAAGGATCTGTCTGACGGTAGACTTCCACCATACGCGCCAGCTGGCTCCCCGCCCCACAAATCTGGCGGGCATAATCTGCCGATGGCATCAGCACCAGGCTGTTAACCTCAATGGCTGCATCGTTGCTGGCATGCCCGATCAGTAATGCAGGCGCGCTGGTCACCGCTGTATTTGCCGCAGAATTGTTCATCTCGGCGTAGAACAACGGCACCAGCGTATTCGACGGAACAGTATTAAAACTTATCGTCATGATTTTTTAGCCTTATCCTGTTTAACACGTACCACATCACCCGCCGCTATACGGCGGAACCAGTAGCTGCTTTCTTCCACATTTCGCCCTTCGGAAGGCAAAAGGTCTCCACGGGCAGGGTCAGGAACCGACCGCCCTTTCAGGGGTTTCACAAACATGAGGGACTCTTAATTCTGAGGGAAACGCATTTCCAGATGGTGCTCAATGTCACCATCCGGGCCAGTACCAGGATCGATGTAATCCACATCAATACTCAGCAGGGATAAATCCGGCAGGGCATTCACGTCCTCTGCCTGTCGCGTGTCTTCTTCCGTGATTTCATACTTCGCCGTAAAATCAAACTGGTAATACAGTTCGTAACGGTTCAGATCCAGCAGGGTGCCACCGACATAAACAATCTCGCCCCCTTGCGGGTCCGGCATCCATCCAAGCAGGGCTTTCCAGAGTTCTCTCCGGACATCATGAACGGCGTCATAGGCTGCCCACTGCCCTTTTTCATCACGCTCATTGCTGAGCACCACAATCACGGAGAAGCCTTCAGTCAAATCCTGCCAGTAATCGGTCTGTGATTTTTGTTCCCCCGGCGCATCGTCAGAGGGAACCACATAGGCAGCAGGCAGGCGAAGTTTTCCGGCATCAGGGATCGCCTTAAACTGCGCCGCGCCACCAACACGCTCCTCAAAACGCGGGCATCGCTCACGCAGCGCCGCAATTATCGTTGTCAGTTTCATTTATGCTTCCTTTTTACCGGACGTAACGAACGCTGCAGCTCACTGGACAACAGTTCCTGCGTCCAGTGACGCTGACGCTCAATAACGTCAGCCATAAAGTTATTACGCGGGGCCAGCCGGAAAGTCGAAGAATGGTGCTTCTTCTGCCGCTTATCCTTTTTATCCATTCCATACGCTGAATGGCGAACGCCGTAATACAGAAACGCCGGATAATAAGGAGCACCTTCAGGAAAACGGCGATTCCCCTGCCCGTTTTTCTGGTCAGGGGAAATTTTCACCATCAGTCCGGGGCGACGCGTCGTTTTTTTGGGAACGTAATAACCAATGGAGCGGGCCAGACGCCCGGTCTGATATCCCGGGTTCTCTCCCGGACCGGAGCGTCCGCGTTTAATCACCAGACGTCTGGCATCACGCATGTAAACGCGCCCGATTTGCACAAACGCCCGACGCAGACGGGCGCGATTAAACTCCAGCTCCTCTGGTTGTTTAAAGTCGACGTGTAAAAATGCTGTCTGATTCATGGCATTCACCCCGTCGTCGCGCTGTACGCAGTTCTTCACATTCCAGTAATAAAAAACGCCGCTGACCGTTCAGGTCACGTATTCGCCGGATCCGGTACTCTTGGCCGTAATAAACCACTTCGTGATCTGCCGTGATGTCGTGCCGGAAACGGATCGTAAAATAATGCGTAACGATATTTTCTGTCTGCACTGAGCCCTGATAAGCGGCAGCGCCTGGCTGAGCCACCTTTGCCCAGACATCAAACGACTCCGGATACGTTGGCTCCGTACCAAAATCAGCGGTGGGTTCATCCACACGAAGGCGGATCTTTATCCGGCGATTCAGCTCTCCGGGATCCGGTAAAAGGTAAGTGGCACTGGTCTGACTTTGCCTGATTTTCATAGCGGGACAATCCTGTAAGGGCCAGCAAGCCATCTGAAACTCATTGGCGTTTCCAGTTTCTCCACATCGGTGATCGTTGAGCGATTTTCATAAAAATGACTGACCAGCATCAGCATTGCCAGACGAACGTCATCAGTCAGATGCATCCCGTCAGGATCATCTTCCGGAATCGTCTCTTCCGGTGCATACAACTTCCTGTTCAGGTATGTCTCTGTTTTTTTCTGTACCGCCTGTGCCAGCAGTTTCAGAAAATCGCCGTCACTGTACAAACCATCATCGAGCCGGAGATGAGATTTAATCTCCTCTTCTTTCAGGAGCATATTTTCCTCCTGTGCCCGCGATTACGCGGGCACAAAAAACCGCATTACGCAGCGGCTTTCTGGCGGGTTGCAGCCCCAATTTTCATCAGCTTAATCGCCTGAGAATCCACCAGCATACCGCCGGTTCGCTTGGTGGTATAAAAACCCACGAACGGTTTGTTGGTGTACGGGTCACGCAGGATACGGGTACCGATGCGATCAACGATGGTATAGCCGCGTTTGAAGTTCCCAAACGCAATGGCTTTTGCATCGGCGGCAATATCCGGCATCTGCTCATTCTCAACGATGCCATACCCTGCCAGAGAAGAAGGCTGACCCAGCTCAATACCCGGACGCCACAAATAATTTCCGTCGTTATCCTTCAGCAGACGAATGGCAAACAGGCTGCTGTTGTTCATCATGAACTTCGCGCCGCTGCGGTGCGCCTTACGCAAGGTGTAAATCAGTTTAATGATCGCATCAGCGGTCACGCCGGAAGCCGCGCCGGAAGCAATGTGCTGAAGTTTGCCAAACGCACGGGTCTTGTCATCTTCATCGGTGGACTCATAAGCCAGAAAACCTTTTGGTTTTTTGCTACCGTCGCCACTGGTAAAGGCAATTTCTTCCTGTTCGGCAAATTCCAGCGCCAGCTCACTGTTGATCCAGTCTTCCACATTAAAGAAAGCATCATCGAGCATTTTCTGTGTGGCCTGCGGGTTGCCGTAGATTTCCCCCATAAAGGGCTCAATCAGTCCCAGTTTTGAGGTGGCGGTTTCCGGACGCGCTTCCGTTTCCCCCACCCATCCGGACGTCGTGCCGCCCAGATTCACCAGTTTTTTATAATCCGAGCCACTCAGAGTGATTACGGTGGCCTCCTGGCGCATCACCACTTCATCTTTCAGCAACGTCAGAATGGTGCGATCCAGTTCTTCCGGAATGGCATAACCACCATCTTCATCATTACCCACCTGCAGTGCCTTTCGCTCAAGCTCACGCAGGCCATCTTCACGCCCCTTGCGCATAAAACCGATAAACGCTTCTTTATGTTCCCCGGCAACTTTATTTTGCGTACCACCTGCCGGACGCTTAACTTCAGCCAGCTCAGCCTCAAGATCGCTTTTGAGATTTTCCAGTTCAGTCAGTTTTCCGTTGAGGGTTTCCACTTCTCCGTTCAGTGCAGAGCCCACATCCTCAGCGTCGCGCAGGGACAGTGCGCCATAGCCCCCGGCCATGAATGCTTTGGCCTGGGTACGGGAGAGTCCGACATCACGCAGGACTCTTTCGATTTTTTTCTGTTCGGGGATTTCCCCGCGGGCCAGTGCGTTCTTGACGTCGCTGATCCGCGCCTCGTCGTTAGACGGGAACGTCACCAGACTGACTTCCCAGAGGTCGATTTCTTTCAGCAGAAAGGCTTCTTTGCTCCGGTCGTATTCCCAGTCTTTCAGGACGTACCCAATAGAAAGGCCGGTTAACGAACCGGCCTTCATGTGTGCATGTGCACGTTTTGCGAGGGGATCATCATCAATAAGCAACCGTCCCCTGACGTAAAGC